CTTTATATTCAGAAGTTAGAACAAAAAGGTGATCAAGAATCACTAAAACAAGCGGATAATTTACAAAAAGCATATCAATATCTAGCAAGTAACCTTCCCGATCAAGCTAGTGATATCATGGCATTTATTGCTACTCAAGGTACAATAGCTAATGATAGAATGTCTGCGGTATTTCAAGGGTCTTTAGGTCAACTACCACAGTGGACTGAATCACTTAAAAAAGGTATAATTACTGGTCAAGATTTGGCAAAAATGTATGAAAAGTCTAGCCGATCATTACAAACACAGCTTACTGATACTTTCTTAATAAGTGATGATGTTAATAAAGCAATGGGTGATTTTGGTATCACAATTGATTTATTGGGTAGACGCCAGTTAATAAGAGAGCAACAGGATCAGAAAGTTGCTGAAAAGGACAGAAAACAACAAGATAATCTACAAGATAGACGCATGGCTATGGAAATTCAAAGACTTGAAACTGAACGCCAAGCTAGAGCAGCACAAGACGAATTTAACAGATTGTTAGGAAAAGTTATTAATCCTGTATTACAAGGATTTGGATACTTAATGGAACAACTTAATAAAGTTGGAAATAAAGTTCTTAAGTTCTTTAATAGATTAGTTGAAGATGAAATTGAAACAAGCACTGATGCTAAAAAGGCTTTAGAGAAAAAGCGTAGTGAAAGAGTTGATATAGAAAGTCAAATGTCAAAAGTCCGTGAAGAAAGACCTAGAGATTTCTTAATGGATGAGCGTTATATCAGTTTAATGGCAAAACGCAATAAAACATTACAAGACGAAAAAGATTTAGTGGATCAAACAAATGCCTTAAGATTACAAGAAATAAACAATATTAAAGAAGTCCAAAAGCAAGAGTATGAAAAAGCTAAAGCTGATTTAGACTTTAAAAAAATGGCAAACCTTGAGTTTGAGCGTCTCGGTAAAGTACCTACAAGGCGTGAAATGGATACTAGGGTAGCAGAACTTGCAGAGATGGTAAAAACCTCAAATGAAGGTGTAGTAAGTGCAGAACAGTTAAAAGGCCAACAATTGCCTGGTATGGAAGCAATGAAACCAAAGCAAGAAATTTATGGTGCTGGACCTGAAAAACTTACAACTGCTCCTAAACAAAGAAGTTTAAAAGAAGTTGATGATTTAATAAGAGAGCAAAACTATAGAGAACAACAAACTAGACAATTAATGTCTAATTTAGAAGATGATAAAAAATATCTTGAAGAACAATTAACTAAAAAGAATAAGGAACTTGAAGAGGCAAAAGAATTAGGTCAGAAAAAATTCTTGCAAGGACAAATTGATGGTCTGAAAAAAGATTTAAAAGATACAGAAAGTAAACTTGAAGGCCAGCAGTCACAAGTAGCAAGAGAAGCTGTGCAGCGTAGAGGTATAATGCAAGAACGCAGCCAAGCTATGCGTAGAGAAGGTGTAACAGGTGGCGCAAAAGCAGTAGCTCCTACAGAAGCTAAAGCACCTTCAACATCAACAAGGGTTGGTGAAACAGATGTTACTTGGGCACAAAAACGACACGATCCTGTTACTGAAGGTGGAGGTACTACAAGAAGCTTAGGTGAAAAAGAAAAGGTAGATTTAAAAACAGTAACAAGTAAATCAGGAGCAACAGCAAAAGTTAATACACAATATGCTGATGCATTCCAACAACTTATTTCAGCGTTGGACAACTCAGGATACACTATTAAATCAATGGGTGGATACAACAACAGAGATGTAACAGGACAACCAGGTGTTAAAAGTATACATGCTTATGGCGGTGCAATAGATATTAATCCTAAAGAAAATCCATACGGTTCTACATTAAAAACTGATATGCCAGCTGATGTTGGTAAATTTGCTGAAATGGTAGGATTAGGATGGGGAGGCAGTTGGTCTACTGTTAAAGATCCTATGCATTTTAGTGCTGCTGTTAGTGAAGGTGGTAAACTACTTCAAGCTCAAGATGGTGATGTATTTGATGGACCAAAAACTGGGTACAATGTGCAACTACACGGACCAGAGGCTGTTGTGCCATTAAAAAATAAAAAAATTCCTGTTACAATTACACTTAGTAATGATGGTGTTTTAGGTAAAATATTTGAAAAGAGTGCTAATCAAGCAATGGAAAACCTTGCGAACAAAAAGCAAGAGTTTAATCCATTAGAAATTAACCCATCTGCTATGGTCAGTGACAAGTTAAAAGCGGGATTTAACATTCAGAATGATATACAAGGAAAAATTTTGGAAAAAGCAGTTGACAAAGCAATAATGGAAATACCAGGATTGCGTGAATTTAAACAATTGCAAAATATGACAAAAATGATGAACGACGATAATGCATCAACTGCAAGTAAAATATTTGAAGTTGTAAAAATGCTTAATCCAAAAATAGCCTTATTAGCAAAAGTTGTTGAGTTAGTACAAAACCGTGATCAATATTTAGATGCATTGAGTACAGGGGCAAATGCTCTACAAGGTGCTGGCTCAAAAATAGGAATAGAGTTAGATACAAGTAAGTTGCAAACAATTATTGAAACAGTAAAATCCAGTCAATCTTCACCTGCACCTATAACAAATGCTGTAATGGATAATGAAAGTAAGAGTGATGCCATTGTTGAATTGTTATCAACCAAATTAGATACTTTAATAGAAAAAATGGATGAGAATAATACTACGCAAGACAAGTTATTGAACTATACAAGAAGTTAAACTAAATACATATTATGCCATATAAAAAGCGATTTACAAATAATAGATCAGGAGTGATGAGCCCTATATCAGGGGGCAACTCAAATACAGGTGCTTGGAACGGTAGTCCAGGACAAAATGGTAGTTCAACATCAGGAATGAATAACTGGGATTGGGGCTATCGCAATTACATGAGTCGTTTGCCTGAAGTTTACACTGGACATCCTAACAGAACTGAGCGTTATAATCAGTATGAAATGATGGATGTTGATGCTGAAATAAATGCGTGTTTAGACATAATTGCTGAATTCAGTACACAAAAAAACGAACACAATAATACCCCATTTGCATTTACATGGAAAGAAGAACCTACACCGCATGAAGTTGATTTGTTAAAGACACAATTGCAACAATGGTGTAAATTAAATCAATTTGATACAAGAATTTTTAAAGTGTTTAGGAATACTTTAAAGTATGGAGATCAAGTTTTTATTCGTGACCCTGAAAACTTTAAGTTATACTGGGTTGACATGGTGAAAGTAGTTAAAGTCATTGTAAATGAAAGTGAAGGTAAATTACCTGATCAATATGTAATTAAAGATTTAAACATTAATTTACAAAATTTAACAGTGGCTCAAAAAACAAATACTGACTTTGCTGCAAATCCTGCAACTGGATTAGGTGGTACAGGGGGTGGCGCACAAACAAATGGATACACAGTCCCTGCTATGCCGTATAATACAACAGGTAGTAGGTTCACACTAGGGCAAGGTGAAAGTGCGATTGATGCTAAACATGTTGTGCATCTAAGTTTAACAGAAGGTTTGGATAAGTTTTGGCCTTTTGGTCAAAGCATTTTAGAAAATATATTTAAAGTTTATAAACAAAAAGAATTACTTGAAGATGCTGTATTAATTTACCGTGTGCAAAGAGCTCCTGAGCGTAGAATGTTTAAAATTGATGTTGGCAATATGCCAAGTCATTTAGCCATGGCTTTTGTTGAGCGTATTAAAAATGAAATACATCAACGAAGAATCCCAAGCATTTATGGTGGTCAAGCAGTACTGGATGCTACTTACAACCCATTGTCAATGAATGAAGATTACTTTTTTCCTGTGACCGCTGACGGGCGTGGCAGTAGTGTAGAAGTGTTACCTGGTGGACAGAATTTAGGTGAAATAGATGATTTAAAGTATTTTAACAACCGTTTAGCTAGAGGATTGCGTGTTCCAAGTAGTTATTTACCAACTGGTCCAGATGATAATACTACTCCGTTAAGTGATGGTAGAGTAGGTACTGCTATGATACAAGAGTATCGATTTAATCAATATTGTGAAAGATTACAAAAGTATATAAGCAATAAGCTTGATGAAGAATTTAAGCTTTTTCTTCGTTGGCGAGGTCTAAACATTGATAGTGGTTTGTTTGATTTAGAATTTAATCCTCCCCAAAACTTTGCTGCATACCGTCAAAGTGAATTAGATACTGCCCGTGTTAGTACATTTGCAAGTATGGAAGCGTTTCCTTACATAAGTAAGCGTTTTGCACTTGAAAGATTTTTAGGATTGACGGAAGAAGAAATTAGCAAGAATGAAAAATTATGGAAAGAAGAACGAAATAAACCAGAGGAATCTTCTGCTCAATCTGCTGATTTAAGAAGCGTAGGTATAAGCTCCGGTGATATTCAAACCGATACTGACCTTACTAACGATTTAGAAAACCCACCGGAGGAAGAAGAAGGTCCTGAAGTTGCCGGTCCTGTTGGAAGTCAACAAGCAGCGGATGTTGCTGCTACAGGAGCAGGAGGGCTGTCAAGTCCTACATTGTGATAAATAATTAACTATGAAATTATTTGAAATGTTTGATCATGCCATTGAAGGTTATCAGGATGAAGAAGCTGATAATAGCAAGCCTAAATGGAGAGAGTCAAGAAAAACAAAGTTAACATTAAAACAAATTCGCAAATTGCGTAAAATGATTGATGTTAGAAATTATGAAAGAGTAGAACATTTGAAAGATGTTCGTAATCAATATGCACCAGCCGAATCAGCAGAGGGTGCTGCTCCTACCCTATAATACATTTATTTTTAGTAAAAACGCAAAAAAACAGCACTTATTGTGCTGTTTTCATTGATAGCCACTAAATAATTCTACAAAGCCATTTACAAACAGGAGATTTTTTCAATGGATAATAAAAAATTCGAAAAGCTTATTGATTTAATTATCAATGAGGATCAAGAAAGAGCCCGTGATTTATTTCACGAAATCGTTGTAGAAAAAAGTCGTGAAATCTATGAGTCCATCATGGAAGAAGAAATGATGGAAGAAGCAGAAGATGACTTAGAAGAAAGCGCACATGATGACGATGATGCAGTTGAAGAAAGCGCACATGATGACGATGATGCAGTTGAAGAAGGCATGGGTCATACACAAACAACAGACCTTTTAGATGAGATTGGTGCTGATGTAGAATCAGATGAGTCTGGTCTTGAAGAAGATGAAGATGAAGAAATTGATATCGATGCAGAAATGGGTGACGAAGAAGGCATGGATAGCGAAGGTAGTCCTGAAGAACGGATCGATGATTTAGAAGATAGAATCGTTGATGTTGAGGATGAACTTGATGCACTTTTAGCTAAGTTTGACATGAATGACGGTGGCGAAGAAGATGCTGATGATATGCCAGATGATGAAGAAGAAATGGACATGTCAATGAGTGGTGAAGAAGATGAACAAGCAATGATGGAAAATGTTCAGCTAAAACAAGTTCCAGGTTTATATGGTTCAAAGATTGGTGGTGATGATGGTGCTAATTCAAAATCAGTAGCATTAACAAAACCTAAAGTTGTAGCAACAGGTGCTAATCCAGTTAAGTTTAGTGGACAAAGCGAAGCTGTTCCAACAAGTCCTAAAGGCCCAAGCAACGCATACAGCAAGGGTGAAACTCATGTGAAGGGTGCAGGATCATTTAAGAATGCTCCAGCACAAAATAACTTCAAAGAGAAAGGGGAATCTACTCCTAAACCAGTTACTAAGGATGAAGCAGGTAAAGTAAAAAGTCCAGTAGCTGAATCTAAAAAAGTTAAGAAGCGTATTTAAAGGAATCTGAGAGCAAATGGCTTTGTATCTCCGAGAAAATCTAACATTTGACCGTGCTAACATGGTCGTTGAAAGTGTTAGAGAGGAAGGCAGTGAGTTGAAAACTCTTTATATGAAAGGGATTTTCATTCAGGGCGGGGTAAAGAACGCAAATGAGCGTATCTACCCCGTATCTGAAATTGAAACCGCTGTAGATACTTTAAACAAACAGATTCAAGAAGGTTATAGTGTACTAGGTGAAGTAGATCACCCAGATGACTTAAAGATTAATTTGGACCGCGTATCACATATGATAACAAGTATGTGGATGGACGGAGCAAATGGGTTTGGAAAACTTAAAATTCTACCAACTCCAATGGGTCAATTAGTAAAGACTATGTTGGAAAGTGGTGTAAAGCTTGGCGTGTCTAGTCGTGGATCAGGTAATGTAAACGATTTAGATGGCCGTGTCAGTGATTTTGAAATAATCACTGTAGATATTGTCGCTCAACCTAGCGCACCTAATGCATATCCAAAAGCAATTTATGAAGGCATGATGAACATGAAGCATGGACATAAGTTATTAGATATTGCAAAAGAAGCTAAAGGCGACAAAAAGGTGCAAAGGTTCTTGAAAGAGGAAGTATTACGCCTCATAAAGGATCTCAAAATTAATAAAGGGGAATAAGCATGTTTGATGCTATCAAACCATTACTTGAAAGTGGGTTGATTAACGAAGAAGTAGGCAAGGAATTAAATGAAGCCTGGGAATCTAAGTTAAATGAAGCCCGTGAACAAGTGCGTGCCGAGCTCCGTGAGGAATTCGCACAACGCTATGAGCATGACAGAAGCGTAATGGTTGAAGCCCTTGATAAGATGGTTACAGACCATCTCTCTGAAGAAATCGCAGATTTCCGTCAAGAGAAAAAAGCAATCCAAGAAGACCGAGTAAAAGCTAAACAAAAATTGCGTGAAGATGCTACAAAATTCAATAATTTTATGGTTACAAAATTAGCCGAAGAAATTAAAGAACTACGCAATGATCGTAAACTACAACTAGAACATCAAAATAAATTAGAAAGATTTGTTGTTCATGCCTTAGCTAGAGAAATTAAAGAGTTCTCACAAGATAAGAAAGCAGTTGTAGAAGCTAAAGTTAAATTGGTTGCTGAAGGTCGCAAGCAACTTGCTGCGTTAAAGCAGAGATTTGTACAAGAAAGTGCAGAGAAAATAAAAGTTGCTGTAGCTGGACAATTAAAGGGTGAATTAAGTCAGTTGAAAGAAGATATCAAAGTTGCCCGAGAAAACAATTTTGGTCGCAAGATTTTTGAAACATTTGCAAGCGAATTCAGTGTTACTCATTTAAATGAAAAAGCTGAAACACGCAAATTAATGGGACAACTTGCTCACAGAGAAAAACAATTGGCTGAATCCATTGCGAAAATAGAAGCAACTAAGAAATTAGTTGAAACAAAGGACCGTGAAGTTCGCATTATTAAAGAATCTAATCAGCGTGAAAAGGCACTAGGTGAATTACTAGCTCCTTTAAGCAAAGAAAAGGCTGTAGTAATGAAGGACTTACTAGAAAGCGTACAGACACCAAAGCTAAAGTCCGCTTTCGATAAGTATCTACCAGCAGTTCTTAACAACGGTAATGTTACAAAGCAAGTTGCAAAACAAGCATTAACAGAATCTACTATGGTTACAGAAGTGACAGGTGATAAAACTGCCATTAAAAAAGAAACTGAAGTCGAAGGATATGATAATGTCATCGATATTAAGCGTTTGGCAGGGCTTTAATTATAGACATATTAGGAGAAAATAAGAAATGTCAAAAGTACTCTTAGAAAGCCGTTGGGACGAGACCA